GAAGTTGCATCAATGGCAAACTCAATGGGTATTGGCATGTCAAAAAGCGGCGGAACTGCATATGTTCCAACTAAAAGTTCATTTACAATAGTTTTAACACCTGCATACAGCAGAACAAGTGCTCGTAAGTTTGGATTAGACAACTTTGTAGCCGGCGGCTATCTTAACAATAGTTTTGGGTATGTATAATGGCAGCAAAATATAGCAATAAAAGTCCGTGGTTTTTAACTACAGTTACTAATGGATACTTAGATATATTAAAAATTCGAGCAGTTGCAGCTGATGTATCTGATTACTTGTATACTATTGAATCACAATATACACATCGACCTGATTTGTTAGCGTTTGATTTATATAATGATGCTGCATTATGGTGGGTATTTACACAGCGTAATTTAGACGTAATTCAAGATCCTATATTTGATTTTGTACCAGGTGTTCAAATATATATACCTCAACTAAGTAAATTAAAAACAGTAATGGGGATTTAACATGGCATTTATAGATGCAGCAACTAAAGGTCTAAACGATGTTTTAAAAACAGTAGCAACAAATGTATCAGAATTTGCATCAGATCTTGGGTTAGACTTTGATTCTATTCCAGAGATTGAGTTGCCAATTCCAAATGTATTGCATGATTATGCAACGTATGATTATATCATCACTATTAGCGCATTGCATGATAATGATGTTAATTTCCCAGATAATTCATATCTTAAAGGAGTAACGTTACAGCCAGGTAACCGAAAAGGAAAACCTTTACAAATTATTTGTAAGTCAGCGAATGCTGATCCTAATAATCGAGTTCATACAGATTACGGTAAGTTTGATTTCTTTGTTGACGAACTAACAGTTGAAGGTATAATTGGGTATTTGCAAGGAAACAACATCTCATCTACGAATATAGCGTTTACCGTAAAAGAACCGTACAGTATGGGACTGTTTACCATGGCATGTCAACAAGCTGCTTGGGAAGCCGATCATCATAACTGGAATGCAGCACCGTTCTTATTAACAATTGAATTTCGAGGTAATGATGAGCTAGGTACAATGCAGCCTATTCCAAACTCTACACGATACATTCCGTTTACTTTTACTCAAATTGAAATGGCAGTTAATGAAACCGGTAGTACATATCAAATCAAAGGGTTGGTTTGGAATTCTCAAGGTCTAAGTGCAGAACATTCACATTTAAAAACTGACATGACAGTTAAGGGAACAACTGTTCAAGAAGTATTACAAACTGGTGATAAAAGTTTGCAATCAGTTTGGAATGCAAGGCTTCAACAATTTAAGAAAGATGGAATTATTGCAGTACCGGATGAGATTTTAATCATATTCCCAACATCGATTGCATCTAATAAAAAAGATGATTCTGGAGATTCAGGAAGTGCAACGTCTGGGTCAAAAGAAGATCTATATAAAAAATTAGGAGTAACTGAAGTAAGTGTAAAAGGAAAAGATAGTAGTGTTCCGGATGTTAAATATCATGTTCAAAAAGCTGATGAATGCAACAACATTGGAAAATCAAAGTTAGGGTTTGGACCAGACCGCGCAGCTGATGCACCATACGGCACTGAAGATACTGTGTATGATGAGAAACTAAAAGTAAATGTTCGAGGAAAAACTGAACCAAACCCAGCCGAAAGTGATTTTAAATTTAGACAAGATTCTAGCATTCCTAATGCAATTGATCAAGTAATTTTACAAAGTGAGTATCCGGCTAGTTCTCTTGAAGAAGACAACACGTCACCATCGGGTTATAAAAAATGGTGGAAGATTGATATTCAGGTGTATAATGTTTCAACACATGAAAATGATACATCAACTGGGGTAAAACCAAAAATAATTGTATATCGTGTAGTTCCTTATAATGTACATGCTAGTTCGGGATTAACTGTAATTAATCAAAAACCACAAGGATATGATAAGTTGTTACTTGGCGCAGTAAAAGAGTACAACTATTTGTATACTGGTAAAAACATTGATGTGTTGTCGTTTGATATAGGAATAAAAAACACCTACACTCAACTACTAGCAGCAGATTATTCAAAATCATCTCAGGATGTAAAGACTTCAGATAAAACTAGTTCAGAATCGGGCGGTGTTGTTAATGATATAATATCGTTTTTTGGAAAAACCCCTGAAAAAGGATCAACTCCGCAACGTAATTCTTATACTGCTACTATATCAATCACTGATGGGTTCGGCGGCGGGGGGTCAGACTCACCAAAAACTCGAGCTGCTAAACTATTTCACGATGCATTAATTTCTGGTAATGATATGGTTAACCTTGACATGAGAATTGTTGGCGACCCTGCATTTTTACATCATAGCGGATTTGGTAATTACACATCAAAACCTACACAATATCCAAATTTAAATTTAGATGGCACGATTAATCATCAGTCAGGCGAAGTACATATAGTAGTTAATTTTAGAACTCCGATTGAGATTGATCAAACAACCGGTATGTATCAGTTTAATGGAGAAGTTGCATCAACACCGTTAATGCAATTTAGTGGATTATATACGCCTACAAACGTAACAAGTTCGTTTCGAATGGGAATATTTGAACAAACATTAAAATGTCGTAGAGCGTCATTGCAAGAATCAACACAAGAAGACTCAAAAAATAAACCATTTAGTTTGGGTAATATTGTAAAAGACGTTAAAGAGTTTTTTAGTTAGGAATAATATGGGTACAAGAAATGAAATGTCATCGCCGATTGGGCAGCCTAATGCCACACCTGGTCCGTTTTTGGCAAAAGTAGTTGGACATCTAGACGCAATTTATATGGGCGGCATAGAGGTTGAAATTCTAAGAATATCAGGTAGCGAACCAGTAGCAGGGCAAGTAATTCCGGCAAAATATATGTCACCGTTTTACGGGATTACTCCAAAAAGCAATAATCCTGAAGAAGATGAAAGACAAAGTTACGGTATGTGGATGGTTCCACCTGATCCTGGGTCAACCGTTATTGTATTTTTTATAAATGGTGATGTAAAACGTGCATATTGGATTGGTTGCGTACAAGATGATCATATGAATTTTATGGTTCCAGGCATAGCAGCTACAAAATTTAATACAGATGACGAAAAATCTAGATTGCCAGTTACTGAATATAATAAGACTAGTAAGAATACAGGAACTGATTCTACTAAATTTAAAAAACCAAAACATCCATTTGCAACAGTCTTAGAACAGAACGGACTAATCAAAGATGATATACGAGGTATTACTACTAGCAGCTCACGCCGTGAAACTCCTAGCATGGTATTTGGCATTTCAACACCAGGTCCTCTTAACAAGAGTGGAAAGCAAGGTACAATTGGTAAACAGGATCATCCTGTAAAAAATGCGTATGTAACAAGACACGGCGGATCTACATTTGTAATGGATGATGGTGACGACAAGTATGTTAGAGAAAAACCTGCAAAAGATGCAGCACCTAAGTATCTTGCAGTTGAACAAGGTGAATCGGCAAAAGACTACAGTATACCTCATAATGAGTTAGTGCGTATTAGAACACGCACTGGGCATCAAATACTGTTACATAACAGTGAAGATCTAATTTACATCTCACACGGTAGCGGCAAATCATGGATTGAAATGACTGCTAATGGTAAAATTGATGTATACGCCGAAGACAGTATTAGCTTTCATACAGGCAACGATTTTAATTTTGTAGCTGACAGAGATATTAATTTTAAAGCAGCCGGCAGTGTTAACATTACAGCAGGCGCAAATTTTAATTGTACTGCAACTGCAAATTACGAAATTAAAGCTGGTAAAGATGGCAAATTAACATGTGGCGGTGCTAGTAATATTAAAGCTGGAGGAAATCATATTGAATCTGCAGCACAAATTCACATGAATGGCCCAGCAGCAGCTTCTGCAGTTGCGGCGTTTCTTCCAGTAAGAGTACCTGACATAGAACCATGGTTGGGCCACGAAAACTTAGACCCGACATTAGTTACTAAAGATAAAACTAAAGCAGTTGAAAAACCAGAAAAGCCTAAAGAACCTGCAATGTTTAAGAAGTATACTATAGATACAGACACGTTTGAAAAAATTAAACCACCGGAAAAAGACCAATGACAGACTTATATACAAGAATAAAAATTCCTGCAGTTTTAAAAAAACAGAATGACATAGTTAAACCAAAAACTTATAAAGGATTTAGTACTGTAAGTAATAAAACTGAGCATTTCAGTTTGTATGATTTTGAACTTATTAAGCAGGATATTTTAAATCATTTTCATGTACGCCAAGGTGAGCGAGTAATGCTTCCTCGATTTGGTACTATTATATGGGACTTGCTATTTGAGCCATTAACTGAAGATATTAAAGGGATGATTAAACAGGATGTAGAAGCAATTATTAACTATGATCCTAGAGTACAAGTATCAGATACAAATATCTCAACATATGAAAGCGGTATATCTATTGTGTTCTCTCTAACATACACTCCATATAACCTTACAGAACAAATTAGTCTGCGATTTGACCAAACAAATGGCTTAATAGCGTAATAAACTGCGCGGTTAAAATTTTCAATAAATACCTTTATTAGGACAACAACATGAGTGCAACTGACAGACAAAATAGATTACTAGTAACGGAAGATTGGAAGAAAATTTATCAATCTTTTAGAAACGCAGATTTTCAAAGTTACGATTTTGAAAATTTACGTCGTGTAATGGTTGATTATATTCGCCAAAATTATCCAGAAGACTTTAATGATTATATTGAAAGTTCGGAATACTTAGCATTACTTGATGTAATTGCATTCTTAGGACAAAGTGTAGCATTTCGAGTAGATTTAAACGCTAGGGAGAATTTCTTAGAATTAGCAGAACGCAGAGAAAGTGTTTTGCGATTATCAAGATTGATTAGTTACAACGCCAAACGCACAACTGCTGCATCAGGATTAATGAAAGTAACTTCAGTACAAACTTCAGAAAACATTCTTGATGGTAATGGTCGAAACTTATCAGGACAAGTAGTGTCGTGGAACGATTCATCTAATGATAGTTGGTATGACCAATTTATTAAAATTATGAATGCAGCAATGCAGCCTACACAACAATTTGGCAACCCATCAGATAAAGCTACAATTTACGGAATTCCAACCGAACGATATAGATTAAGTTCAAATTCAACAGGCGTGCCTGTTTACTCGTTTACTAAAACAGTAGCTGGTAAAATGATGACGTTTGAAGTAACTAGTACTACATTCTCTGGTAAGGATTTTATTTACGAAGAAACTCCAAAAGACAACAATCGGCTTTCTTGTATTTTTAGGAATGATGGCAGAGGATACGGCAGTGCAGGATCAGGGTTCTTTTTAAACTTTACACAAGGCACACTAGCATCTAGTCAATTTACAGTTGATCAACCAAGAAGTAATGAAATTATCGACGTTGGCACAACTAATATAAATGAAACTGATGTATGGTTATATCAGTTAGATAAAAACGGTGCTGAATTAGATGAAAATTTGTGGACTAAAGTTCCTAGTGTTGAAGGTAATAACATAATTTACAATAGTGTTAACAAAAGTATTAAGAATATTTTTAGTGTTATAACTCGTGCAAATGATGCAGTAAGCTTGTCGTTTAGTGATGGCACGTTTGGAAACAAACCGTTAGGAACATTTAAAGTTTATTATAGAACTAGCAATGGTGTTTCGTACACTATTCATCCTCGCGACATTAGAAATGTGTCGTTATCGGTGCCGTATCTTTCTAATACCGGAAAATCGGAAACATTAACGTTAAACATGTCTCTTGCATCGTCGGTTTCAAATGCAGAATCAACTGAATCTAATGCAAGTATTAAAGCAAATGCGCCAGCTACGTTTTATACACAAAACAGAATGATTACAGGTGAAGATTATAACATTTGCCCGTTAAGTGCTAGCCAACAAGTATTAAAAGTTAAAGCAATAAACCGTGCATCGAGTGGAATTAGTAGATATTTTGATTTAGTTGATCCAACTGGAAAGTTTAGTTCAACTAATTTATTTGCTACAGACGGTGTAATATATAAAGATGTGTTTAAATCGTCTGTTAAGTTTTCGTATACTAATAAAACTGATATACAAGGTATAATATATAATACATTAAACACTATTCTTAAAAAAGCAGGGATACGTAATTTTTATTATATGAATTATGCGTATGCAACAAATTTATCATGGAATGAATTATGGTCTACTGCAGGTGATACTTCTACCGTTAATGTTGCTGCTGATAAATTGGCATATATGACAGTTGGTACATTAATTAAGATATCTATTGATGGTATTAATACATTATGGGCAACTATTGTAAAAGTTGTAGGAAATCAAATAACCAGTAGTGTTGCATTACCAGCAGGTTCCGTTATTATACAAGTAATACCTAGATGGAGAACTAGCTTAGAATCAAGTGTTATTACTACTATGATTGATTTAATTTTTGAAAATAAATCATTTGGATTATCTTATGATGCGGCTACCCAATCTTGGATAATTGTATACGAATCAAATTTAAACTTAACTTCTACGTTTGATTTAAACTCACAAAAAAATAACACAAACAAACACTTAGACTCTAGTTGGATGATATCATTTACTACTGATAACGAATATTATACAATTGAAAACCGAGAGCTTCGCTATATTTTTGAAAGTGATAAAGAAATTCGATTTTATTTTGATAGCAGTGAAACTGTGTATAATAGCGTGTCTAGCTCAGTAGTACAGGATAAGATTAATATTTTAAACATTAACACATTACCATATGATAATTTTGCGTCATTTAACAATGATCTTAAATGGGATATTGTTTCAGAGTATAATGGATTAGACGGGTATATAGATAACAAAAAAATTGTAATAACGTTTGCTGATTCTGATAACAACGGAGTTGTTGATGATCCGGAGTTATTTGAACAGTTTGTCTCTCCAGACACTTATGTTGTTCAAGAACGATATTTAATTTCGCAAGGTCAAGAAGATTATCGATATGTAGATAACAATAATGCAATTGTATTAATTTGCAATAATGTATTTGAAATAAGTCCTGTACCGGGGAAATATTACTATGTTAAAGATGCAGGTATTGTGTTGAAATGCTCAGATGCGTCAGTATTAGAGCCGTCACTAGATTACAAAGTATATAATGGTCGCGATAAAATCAAATTCCAATATACCCATAATGCTAGTTACAATTCAAGAATTGACCCAAGTGCAAGTAATTTTATCGATGTATATGTGTTAACAAAAGGTTATGACATTGAAATGCGCCAATGGATAAACGGATCAATATCTACTAAACCGCTCCCGCCGGGTTCAGACGAACTTTATAATACAATTGCGCCTTCGTTAAATTTAATTAAGTCTATATCAGATGAAGTAGTGTATCATCCAGTTAATTACAAAATCTTATTTGGTTCATCAGCTGCACCAGAAGTGCAAGCAACTTTTAAAATTACAAAAACACCAGGACAAGTTATTTCAGACAACGACATTAAGTCAAAAGTTATCGTTGCAATAAACACATTTTTTGCATTAGATAATTGGGATTTTGGTGATACATTTTATTTTACTGAGTTATCAGCATATGTTTGTACTCAAGCATCACCGTATATTTCTAATTTTGTAATTGTTCCAAAACATTCAGAGCTTAATTTTGGAGGATTATTTGAAATAAAAGCGGTAAGCAACCAAATTTTGTTAAGCAGTGCAGCCGTAACTGATATTGAAGTAGTATCAGGGTTAACTTCAAGTAATATTAAATCGTCAAATGTAATTGCAAATAACAACACATCAAACACACAATTAATAACAAGTTCATCATATGGGAGTATCTAATGGCTGACGACAACAAAAACAATTTTATACCTAGATCAAACGCTATCAACGACAGCGATCGCGCAAATGTTGCTAGTTTGTTACCTGCATTTTATAAAACAGATGCTAATAAAAAGTTTTTTAAATCAACATTAACTCAACTTACACAATCAGGTTCTGTTAACAAAGTTAGCGGTTACATTGGTCGAATGAATTCAAAAGCAACAACTTCAGCTGATGTGTTTGTAAATGCACCTACTAGATTACGTCAAAATTATCAATTAGAACCTGGGTTTGTAATTGAGAACGACTTAGGTAACAATATATTTTTAAAAGACTATCAAGATTACATAAACCAGTTGCGAGTTTTTGGCGCAAACGTGTCATTTGATAAAAACGGAAATGATAATGCATCAAATCATTCTCGCGTAAATAAAGAAGAATTTTATAGTTGGAATCCGCACATTGATTGGGATAAGTTTGTTAATTTTCAAAATTATTACTGGATGCCAAATGGCGCAGACACAGTTACTATTAGTACTGCACTGCAATACGATGTTATTAGTACATACAGTGTATCGATAAATTCTGAATCTTATCTATTTTCGGCAAACACTACTTTACAAAACCCAACTATTACATTATACAAAGGTTATACTTATTATTTTAAAATTGATAGCACTGGACATCCATTTAGTATTAAAACTGACCGCGATGCAGGGGAAATAAATCGATATATCACTCCTACATTATTAAACAATGCAACTGAAAATGGTATTATTGAATTCACTGTTCCGGACAATGCACCATCTGAATTATTTTATGTTAGTGAAAGTGATGTAAATTTTGGTGGATTATTTATTATTTTAGATCCTGCAATAAGTGGAGAACTTAATGTTGATGCTGATATTATAGGTAAACTAACGTATCAATTTGGCTCTAATAGTTTATTAAGTAACGGAATGAAAGTTCGGTTTGTTGGAAATATTTACCCTGCTGAGTACAAAACTGGACGGTATTATGTTGAAGGAGTTGGCGAGTCAATTCAATTAATTAATGAATCTCAGTTAGAAATTATTACTCCGTATACTACATCTGAATCGATATTATTTGACACATCTAAGTTTGACACAACTCCTTTTAGTGATGCAGTATCGTATTCCGGTAAACCTGATTACATTGTTATTAATCGAGGAAGTAACGATAAAAACGGTTGGAGTAGAAATAATAGATGGATACATAAAGCTGTTATTGAACAGAGTGCAACACTTAATGGTATACATGCATCGTTTGACCAATCAATGCGAGCAGTTAGACCAATCATTGAATTTGAGAAAAATTTAAAATTATTTAATTTTGGAAGTAATGCAACTACTGATGTGTCAGTTATTGATCAGTTTACTGTTGATGCATTTTCAACAATAGAAGGATCATTAGGATATAGCATTGATGGTGTTACATTAACTAACGGTCAGCGTGTTATATTTACAGCCGATACTGATTCGTTAGTAGCAAACAACATTTATCGTGTTGAGTTTATTGATGTTAAACATGAGGTTAAGTTAGGTTCAACAAGTGCGCAAATTCGATTAGTATTAGAATCATATCCAGAATATGATCAAGTAGTTCTAGTAAAAGACGGAAGATTGGCGCAAGGTTCTATGTATTGGTTTAATGGAATTAGCTGGGTTACTTGCCAACAAAAGACAGAGCTAAATCAGTTACCATTATTTGATGCATACAACGAAGATTTAATAAGTTTTGGCGACACTAGTACATATCCTGGAACTACGTTTAAAGGAACTTCAATCTTTTCTTATAAAGTAGGTAACGGTACTGTTGATAACAATTTAGGGTTTTCGTTATCGCATAAAAATATTAATAACATTGGTGATATTGTATTTAATTTTACATTATTATCGGACACATTTCAATATGAATATAACGGAACTACAGTTAGTAAACAAATAAACACCGGTTTTTTATACAGCAGCTATAATGGATTTGTAAATGGATGGGAAACTTATGTAGGTCCACCACAAGCAGCAATTCGGTTATATCGAAATTCAAATAAAACTAATAATTTTGATATAGACATTTTTGATGTAGCACCTGCATTTATTCAAGTGCGGGTATATGTAAATGGCGTGTGCGTGCCTCAGCAAACATATGTAGACGGCGTTGTTGTTAACAATTGGATACAAACAATTGGAACAGAAGATGCAATACTTCCGTATTATCAGATTATTTTTAGCAACGATGTTAAAGTAACTGATACGATAATGTTTAAAGTGTATGCTAATACTACAATAAATTCAAATGGGTATTATGAATTTCCTAATAACATACAGAACAATCCATTAAATGGCGAGCTTACTGAATTTACATTAGGTGAAGTGATTGATCATGTTGAAAGTATTGTTGATAATTTACGTGCTACTACTGAGTTTCTTGGAGATTTTCCAGGAGTTGGTAATTTAAGAGATTTAGGAAGTGTATCAAAATTTGGCACAAAGTTTATTCAGCACAGTGGTCCTGCTAGTTTAGCAGTATATCACATAACATCAGACTCACATAACGTAATTCGTGCAATTGACCAAGCACGAGATGACTATTGTAAATTTAAACGTATTTTTATAAATCTAGCCGACTCACTTGGTGTAGATTTAGATACCGTACCACATACTGATTTAATATTACAGACTATTATTAAAGATACACCAGCAACATCATCGTATTACTTTAGTGATATGGTACCAACTGGATCAAAAATAAGAACTGATTTCTTAGTTGCCGATTCAAGCAATACGATTTTTTCATTATCAGCAGTGTTTAGTTTATCTAAATTATCAAATAAAGCAGTTAATGTGTACTTAAACGACCTACAACTTTTACATAGACGAGAATACACGTTTAGTGACCAAGGGTTTGTCACTGTTACTGCTGAGTTAGTTACTGGCGACATTATTTCTATTTTTGAATACGATACTACTGATGGTTGTTTAGTTCCTGAAACACCTACAAAGTTAGGTATGTGGCCTAAATACGAACCAAAAATGTATTTAGATACTACATTAGTTACGCCTCGCTGGATGATTCAAGGCCATGATGGTAGTTTAACATTAGCATATAATGACTATAGAGACGACTTAATTTTAGAATTAGAAAAACGAATTTATAATAATATAAAAGTAGCATACGATGAATCTATTTTTGATATAAATGATGTAATTCCTTGTTATTATCAGTTATCTGATTATAGTTTACAAGAGTTTAACGACGCGTTAATGTCTAATTTTTATTCTTGGTCGCTTAATATAGGTATAGATTTTTCAACACCGTTAACATATGATGATCAGAATCCATTTACCTTTAATTACAAAAATCATATTGCAGCTGATGGCACTGTTGGTCCTAAATATTGGAGAGGTATATATCAATGGATGCTTAGGACTGATCGTCCTCACATTTGTCCATGGGAAATGCTAGGGTTTAGCGAAGAGCCGTTATGGTGGGTAAGTGTTTATGGACCAGCTCCGTACACAAAGGATAATCTTATTTTATGGGAAGATCTAAGCAATGGTTTAGTAAAAGATCCAGCATTTACATATAATATATTCAAACATATAAAACCAGATTTGTTAGATCATATTCCAGTTGACTCAGACGGCCGATTAGTTGATCCTCGCATTTCTAATTTTACTACAGGTATAATTTCTCAATCAAATCAAGGTGATTTTACATTTGGTGATGTATCCCCGTTAGAATCAGCATGGAGAAGACATTCGCATTATTCGTTTAGTGTAATTAAAACTGCTATATTATTAACACCTGCAAAAACTATAGGTTTGCTATTAGATAGATCAAGAATTAAACGGAATAACGCTGGGCAACTTATATATTCTGAAACTGGATTACGAATTAAACCAAGCGACATTGTATTGCCTAGCATATATTTAGGAAATGATCGAGTTCAAACTGCAGGACTTTTAAATTATTTGGTTAATTATCTTAATTGTGAATCGTTGCAACAGTACAACGAGTATAAACATAATTTAAAACTAATAACTGCTAAACTTTGTTATCGAGTAAGCGGCTTTACTAGTAAAGAAAAATTTAATTTATTATTAGATTCAAAATCTCCAACTACTGTCGGTAGTGTATTCATTCCTCAAGAAGATTATACAGTAGTATTAAACACATCATCTCCTATTGCTACTATAACATATAGTGGTGTAATTATTACTAAGGTTGAAGGCGGCTTTGAGATTAAAGGATACAGCAAAATACAACCGTATTTTAGATATTACGAAGGTCTTGGTGTAGGTACAATAGTAAACATTGGTGGAATTTCAGAGGCATATGCAGTGTGGGGTGCCTTACAAACTTTTGTTGAAGGAAAAATTGTTCTATATAATAAAAAGTATTACCGTGTAACTACTACTCATGTAGCATCATCTGTATTTGATAACTCTTACTTTGCAATGCTAGGCGAATTACCAATCATTGGCGGAGTTTCTGCAGGTTTTAAACAAAAATGGGTTAAAACTCCAGTTATATTACAATACGGCAGTAAATTAGATTCAATTCAAGCAGTAGTTGACTTTTTATTAGGGTACGGTCAGTGGCTAATTGAACAAGGTTTTGATTTTAATGACTTTAATACAGACTTGCGTGACATTGCAAACTGGGAAACTAGTGCTAAAGAGTTCTTATTTTGGACAACATCAAATTGGAAATCAATGCAAGATACTTGGTACGAATGGTCTCCGTACACTGCAATACAACGTGGTGATATTGTAAGATTTAATGGTAGCTATTTTACTGCACTTAAATCAATACAATCGGATATATTTAATATTGGCGATTATGAATTCTTACCAGGACTTGATATTGTTGGATCGGCATTAATTTCATTAAGTCCTGCAGCAAATAAGTTAACATTTACTTCAATTTTAAGTGTTGTTGATTCTATATCAAATACAAACAATATTTGTGAACTTTTAGATATATCGGGCCATCAAATAACAGTACCAATGATACAGTTATATAGAACAGATAATGCAATTTCATACAGTCCAAGAGACGAATCTGGAATTTATTGTGCAAGTTTTTATTTAGTACAGCATGAGCATGTAGTAATTCTTAATAATTCTACTATGTTTAATGACACCATTTATAATTTAGAAAGTGGATATAAACAAGACAAACTTAAAGTTTCGGGTTATGTAAGCACACTTTGGAACGGATCATTAGACGTACCTGGGTTTGTAATTGATCAAGCAAAGATATCAGAATGGACTCCATGGAAATCGTATGCAGTTAGTGACGTTGTACAACATCGTTCGTTTTTTTATAGTGCAAAATCATCAATACAAGGTGATGAAACGTTTGTTGATGACCACTGGGTAATGCTATCTAAGAAACCAACTTCTAAATTACTTCCAAATTGGAATTATAAAGCATCACAGTTTACAGACTTTTATAGTTTAGACAGCGAAAATTTTGATGTAAATCAACAGAAAATGGCACAGCATTTAACTGGATATCAAAAACGGCAATATTTAGAAAACATTATCCAAGATGATGTTAGCGAGTACAAATTTTATCAAGGAATGATTCTTGAAAAAGGTACACAAAATGTGTTAAACAAATTGTTTGATGTGTTAAGTGCTGATGATCAATCAAGTTTACAGTTCTACGAAGAATGGGCAGTTCGTTCAGGGCAATATGGTGCGTGTAATGCATTTGACACGCTTGAATGTGTATTAGATGAATCGTTATTTAAAACAAATCCGCAAGGATTTGAGTTAGTTGATTCTAAACCGTTAAATACTGACTTAGTTATTCGGCACTTACCTACTGACTTGTATGTAAAACCTGTTAGTTATAGATCAGCAACTGCATTTCAGGCAGCACCGAGTGTTGCATCATCTGCAATATATGCTAGATTAGATGAAGTAAAAACAAGTGTAAAATCACATACTGAATTACTTGCACTTAATATTTTAAATTATACATATTATGATTATATTTTATGTACGTTTGTTGAAAATAGTTGGAATGTGTATCAGTATGTTAAATTACCGCTATCGGTCGTTAGTGTTAAACAGATTGATACTGGGTATACTATAACTGTTCATGAATCAATTTCGTTTGCAAATAATGCATTTATTGGGATTAAAGATAATACTCATACTACTCCAGAATTAATAGACGGATTCTTTAAAGTTTCAAATGTTAACTATGCTAATAACTCTTTTGAGATTGCAATTCCTAACAGTCGAGCAGTTCAAGTTGTAACTGCACGTATAGAAATTGGAATATTAGTAGCTAGAAAGATTTCGTCAATTGATAATAACACTTGCACATTTAATGAGTTGTTGCCTGCAATTAAAGTTACATTTACTGCAGGATCTGGCTACACTATGTCACACACGTATAATGCAGTTCAACTAGTATATGTGTCTGGATCTACTGCAACAGAGTATCCAACTGCAAATATTACTACAAATGATAAAGGATTAGTAGATAGTGTAACGTTAGTAACCCATGGCAACGGATTTATTGATAATACAACTGTTATGACATATTACGGCATGGGGTCAGGTACTGGATTTACAGTAAAAGTAGCATCAATTGTACCGTCTAACAATGTAGCATGGGTTGACAACGAAAATGGCCAATGGGAAACATGGAAGTATAATCCAGTTTATAAATCAGTAGTTATTGACAACGGTATATTTAACGGGTCAGTTGGTAGTAAAATTGTTGCAAATAAAGAAGGAAACTTAGTTGCAGTATTAACACCAACTAATGTCTATATTTTTAAATTGCAACTCACTAGTAGTTTAGTTAAACCAGTTGACTGGGTAGTATTGCAAAAACTTAATATAGTTGCATCTGAAATTGCGTTATCTAAGGATGGCAGTTGGTTAGCAACCACAGAGAATAATATAGTAAAATTGTATAAAAATAATTCTAGTGATTATTATGAATATAATTTTACACTTGCTCGCCCTAGTTCACCTATGCAGTTTGGTAAAACATTAACTTTTGACAATACTACACTGTTTATAGGCACAAATAATAACAGGATTTATAAAGCTACTTATTCTGCAATTGAAAGTGCAACAGTGCAAGCGTATTATAATCCTAACGGTAGTAGTCAAGCTACATTAGTAGTGTCCAGTGCAGCTCAACTTGTAAGTGGTATGAGACTCTCAGGTATTGGATTTACTACAGGGCAAACTATCCGTTCAATAATAAATTCAACTACTGTATTGTTAGACGAGATGCCTGATTCAACACCGGAAGGGGTTATTACATTTAGTAAAATAGCATGGCAGATAAACACTTCTACTTTTATTACACAATCAGCAACCTTTGGTAAAGACGTAGTAATTTCTGATAATAATGTATTAGCAGTATTAGCGGCATCGCATGTATATGTGTATAACAACTATGATAATTACACTGATCCAATAATTACTATTCCTGCTACTGATTTTTCATTTGCTAGCAGTATTGCTATTTCTAAAAATGCTGATTATGTTGCAGTGCTAAACAGTTCATACATACTAGTATATTCAACAGACACCTTAGAACGAATTAGAATTTTAAATCCATCTAATACGCCTGGCTCATATGCAACAAGCAAAGTTCAGTTTGTAAATAATTTTAACACTATTATTGTTAAAAGTGATACAACAGTAGATATATTTGATATCTATAAAACTAAATGGCAGTTTAGTGAACGTATTACTGGAATATATGGAACTAGTTTTATTTCAACGTCATCAAACATTATTGTAACTTCTGATAATGCTAATCAGATACATCACTATATTAAACCTACTAACACATATAGTTGGGCAGTACAACATAGGGCAATAACAAAACCAAATATTTCAAAAATTAAACAAGTAATAATGTATGACAAAAATACAAATACACCTGTTAAATATTTAGACATAGTCGATCCTGTTCAAGAAAAATTTCCAGAGGTTATTAATCGAGAAGTGAAGTTTAAAACTACGTATGATCCAGCAACTTATTCAGTTGGTAATTCTACTGTAAATGTAGATGAAGGAATAGCATGGGCTGCTGATCAAGTTGGTGTACTATGGTGGGATAAACGTACTACTAAGTTTATGGATAATTACACTGATAATGTAGTTTATCGAAATAGTGTATGGAGCACATTAGCACCGGGTGCATCGGTTGATGTTTATGAATGGGTTAAATCAACAGTAAAACCGTCAGTCTGGGATGACGATGCAGGTACTGAAGCAGGATTAGCATTAGGAATTAGCGGAACATCGTTATACGGTGATTTAGCGTATTCAACAGTGTCGGCGTATGATACGTTAAGTCAGAGATTTACCTACACTTATTATTTCTGGGTTAAGAATAAGACTACAATTTCAATTAGTGGCCGTGAGTTGTCTGCAAGCGATGCATCTGCGATAATTGCTAATCCAAGAGGTGAAGGGTATCAATGCATTGCACTAACTGGAGAAAATTCATTTAGTTTAGTAAATGTAAGACCGTTATTAACTCACACAAATATTGTATTATTGATCGAATATTGGTTAATTGATAAAACTGATCAAAATATTCACACGCAGTGGAAATTGATTAGTTCATCACCTCAATCAATACTTCCTGCCAACATAGAACAAAAGTGGATTAATAGTTTATGCGGTAACGACGAATACAATAGAATTGTACCGGATCAAAAAATTCCGGTTAAGTTAAGATATGGTATTGAAAATCGCCCTCGTCAAAGTATGTTTGTTAACAGATTTGAAGCACTTAAACAACATATTGAAGAAGTTAACAGAATATTACGAGATAACGATCAACCAATTGTTGATACTTGTAATTTATCAAATTTACAAAAATACGATATACCTCCAACATTAATTAGCGGCTTATATGACAAATCTATTGATACTGATGCTGAATTGCAATTTGTTATTACAAAGAAATTTGTAAAAGCAAGTGTAGCACCGGTAATAGTTAACGGAAAAATTGTTAACATTTTAGTAGTTGAACCAGGCCGCGGGTATGTAGTAGCACCAACTATTAATGTACACGGCGTTGGTATTAACGCAAGAATTAAAGCTAAGATTAGTTCAACTGGGTCAATTGAAGGATGTGAGATACTAAATGCGGGTGAAGGATATTTACAGAACACAGTATTAACTATTAGAAGTTTTTCAGTATTAGTAAGTAGCGATTTGCAAGCAAATGGGAAATGGAGTATTTACTCGTACGAACCGTCAACTTCTATTTGGTCTAAATCAGTGTCGCAAGCATACGACACTATGCAATACTGGCATAAAGTTGACTGGTATGCACCGTCGTACAGCCAGTTTACTGCAATAAATCATGCAGTTAATACATATGCTGATTTAGGAGCATTTGAAATTGAAGTTGGGCAAACAGTTAAAGTTTTAACTACTACTGCAAATCGATGGGTGTTATTAAAAAAATGGAAAGAAATTGACTCAACTAATTGGGCGGATGCGTATAATGTAGTTGGAAGCCAAGAAGGTACAATTCAATTTAGTTCGTTGTTATATAATTTTCTAAATACACCAGTCGGGTATGACGGAATGTTATATGATTTAGGGGTGTATGACAACTATGCATTAGTAGAATTGCGTATAATTTTAAATGCAATAAAGGACGACCTTTTAATAGATAACAGCAAATATCTTAGCTTATTTTTTGCAAGTGTACGGTATGCAATGAGCGAGCAAACTTATGTTGATTGGATATTTAAAACTAGTTTTGTTAATGTAATGCACAATGTAGGTAGTTTACGCAAGTCAGTTACATATAAGAATGATAATTTAGCAAACTTTGAAGATTATGTGTCAGAAGTAAAACCGTATCGTACACAAATTAGAGAATATGTTAGCTCTTATAATTCAATTGAAACTGCAGAGCTATCAGTAACAGATTTTGATTTACCTGCAATAATTAACCCTACAACTAAACGTGCAGAACCAATGGAAATAACAGTATACGATGATATAATTTTTTCTAGTCATTATGCACTAGATGAAGCATATCCGTGGAAACATTGGCTAGATAATGTTGGGTTTTCAGTAACCTCAATAAACATTATCGATGGCGGCAGTGGATATGTTACTGAACCGATAGTTAATATTGTAAGCAGCTGGGGTTCTGGTGCAACTGCTAGAGCATTTATTTTAAATGAATCAATAAATCGAATTATAGTTCTAACACCAGGGTCTAAGTATAGATCAACACCAACGGTAGTTATTACCGGGGGTGTGAGTAATGACGGCACTCCGGCAGTAGCTGCTGCAATTATTGGTAATAGTGTAATCCGTACTAATTTAATTAAAATGAAATTTGATAGAGTGTCACAGTTAACTACTATGACTGAATTAGAACAGGCAGAAACAATACTAACTACGCTT